GGTAACACAAAGAAATCTAAGATTATGAATTCCGCAGTTCTAGTCGGTTTTAAATAAATATTACCTCTTAGCTCATTTCTGTCAAGAACATCGGGAGTGTTATTGGATTCATCCATAATTACTCTAAAGTCATATAAACCTTGATTTCTTCTAACACTTTCCAAGTAAGGTTCAACAATACTTAAGAATCTAAGTCTTGTTTCTTTGGTGTTTTGTTCAAACACTAAATACCTAGAAGATGATGCGATGAATTTTTTAGCAGTGATTAATAGCCTTCTTACGTTAATCCTATCGAGTGCAGATCTTTTCTTTTGTAAAGTTTTCTGTCCCCATACAACTACACCTTCTCTTGGATAAGTAGCAATAGGATTAATATTGTACGTATAAAGTCTATCTCTATCTCCTAAAGTTAATTTTCTTTCTGCCTGTAGAGCTACGTCAATGGCACCTCTATTTAAACCGGCTGGAGCATACCAAGGAAACTGTACGTAGTCATTGAATGCAATAACTCCTGATACTACAGTGGATGGTGGAACCCATACATTTCTTCCTAAGTCAGCGTCAGCTATTTGTACCCATGGATAGTAGTAAGCAGCATAAGAAGTATTTCTTGCTAAGGCTGCGTTTATAGCTTGTCCAATAGTATCGCCGTATCTAGTTGGGTCAATTACCATGAAAATATCTCCTCGATTTTCAATCATGGCAATCGCTTTTGTTATAATTTCACCATGTTGTTCACCTACTCCGTCAATAATTCCGGGTATAAGTAACATGTTGATATCATATTCATCTGCATTAGCTAAAATGTCAATAGCATCCATATAAGCAGTTGAACCAGAAGCTCCCCCCGCTAAATCATCTAAATTAAATCCTTGACTGTTTTGTCCGCTAATTTTATCAAAGAATGATCTAGGATGTTTTACATATCCATCTGAACCTCCTGAGAAAGTACCAGATACTTCAGCAGGTAAACTACTAGAGAACGCGGCAACTCTTATTCTTCCACTCTCGTTCAAATAATTGTAATTCTCTTTGAATACCTCTACTCTAATATACCTAGATCTATTAGGGAATGAGCCACTTAATTGTAAGAATGGGATACCGTCGGAATCATATTTCAGATTGTACGTCTGATCTCCAATAACTCTACCGATGTAGTTAGTATCATTAGGGTCTAAAGTTAAGTCATTGTACTGCTCTACAATTACTTTTCTATTGTGTCTGTCATCTCCTCTTCTTATGTACAAATCAAAAGTACCTAAATCAGTATTAACATCTCTTACTTCCCATCTTAAATTCTCTCTAGTTCCTATGTTCAATACTCCTCCCGTAGAGTCATCATTAGGGTTTCCTACTCCATTATTAGAGGCAATAGAAGTGAGTGATGTATTTACATATTCACCCGGAGATACTACAGTGAGTTTAAATGTTTGTTGAGCGGCTGTAAAATAAGAACCGGTTAATTTAGCCTTAATTCCAGCAGGAGCAGCAGCGTAAGCACCTCTAGTTACTACATTTGAACTTGCGTACTCATAATCACCAGCTAGTACCCTAACAACGGTTAAGTTTTCTGCATATCTCAAATATTCTTGTGCTACATAGTCTGTTAAGAACTTGTACTGTCTTTCGGATGTACCAGAACCCGAACTAAAGGCTCCACCAAAAGCTCTAAGGTATTCCTCGTAAGAGGAGATTGTAGAAGGAACGAACGCGGGTCCTTTTAAAGTAGGACCTACAACCGCCGCTCCTATAGCTTGTATTTCTAAAGGTAAAAAACTAAGGTCTTTTTCTCTTGTAAATACGCCAGGACTGACTATTCTTTCTGCCATTTTTTTGTTTTTGTCAATTAAATATTATACCAAGAATTATTAATAAATTCTCATTTGTTATAAATATGTTTTAAAAATCTCAAACAATTAAAAAATATGAAATTACGTTAATCTTTCCGACATTGTTACCTTTTTAATAGATAATGCTTTTTGAATAGATGATTTTCTCTCTACAAATGCCGGCATAAGTGTAGCTAATACTCTTAATCTTGTAGATGCTTTTACAATTCTTTCTTGTTTTGATATATTGACTGCGGAAAATGTAAAATCTTCGATGTGTGTAACAAATTGATAATCATTTCCCCACACAAAATTATTAACAGGTATAAATTGTTCTATTACTTTATTCAGCTGTTCATTAAAATCTGTCCAAATGTTTAAATCATAGTACACATAGTAGTATTCAGGTATGAGAGTAATGTATATTTCTTTTTGTGGTAAATCTGTATTGCCCCTATTGTTAGATCCATACCGGGCATTATTTTGAGTGTACCCATCTCTGTAATATACCCTGCTAGAAACTCTGTTGTTTACATCTAACTTAGCGAAGGCTTTATATTCTTCCATTCTTGTCCGAGATAATGTAATTACAGGACAAAGAAGTTTGTTTTTTTCATCTCGCATAAAACCATTTGATTGAATTTGAGACCAGAGTTCTCCGCTACCATACATCACAGGAACATCAATCATTCTATCTCTATCTTGAACTTCAGGTTTGATGTTATTTCTAATGTATTGAAGTATAGAGTAATCTACATCATATATTGTAATTTCAGGAATCTTAATGTAATCATCGTCCTCTCTAGTCTGCTCTCCTCTGTTTACTTGATTTCTGTAGAGTTGATTATATACCGTAGGATTTATCGTAGATTTAGCCATTTTAATATTTGTTTAGTTCATCATACGCGTCATTAATTCCGGATCTATAATCAGTGGTAGTTAAGTTTGTTTTTCTACTTAAGTGTGCTTGGGCTATGACTGATATATTATAACCAAATTCAGATTCTTCTCCTAATACATGGGGTATATATGTTTCGGGATTTCGTCCAAACCAAGCATTATCAGAGAATACATTGTTTAGTTCATAAAAATCCATATCAAAGAATACATAGTCTCCGGGTTCTATAACCAAGTCTCTCTCTAATAAATCGTCTCTTAAAAAGTAAAATGTAGCTTCTCTTTCAAAATCCAATCCAAAATCAGTGTCAATAGTTTCCTTAGTACCTCTTTTTATGATACAGTTTAGTCTAGTAGCATTATAGAATACTTTACTAGGTGCTTCTCTATATATGTTCTCTCTAGTATCTTCCCTAGATAATTTATAAAGTTCAACCTCTAAGGCCATTACTTTATTCACTCTTTCTCTGTTTATACTCCTAACTAAAGAAGCATCTCTACCACTTCCAAATAGTGCCATTATCCTACGTATATTTTAAGTGGAATTACTGCTAAAAATTTTTCGTGAGCTTCGGATTCTGCCATCTTTCTTTCTAATTGAGATTGACGGCTAAATTGATCTAACTCTATCCTAAGAACATCTATTAATCTTTGTTTTTCTTCATTTACCGAGTACATCAAATCTTCTGTATTCAGTACGATATCATCTTCTAATCCGGGTAAGGTCTTATACTTTCCCCTAACGTAAGCAAGCATTTCTTTAGATAAGACAAGCGTGTACTTCTTTATCCATTGCTTACCGATGTCATTTATACTAGAATAAGGTAAGGTGAAATAAGGTATAGTAGCATGGCTATTTATTTTACCTGTACCTCCTTTATTCGCATTTTTGTATTCGGAATCTAAAGTGTATTCAAACCAAATTTTGTATTCTCTAACCGGTGTAGGGAATATTCTTATTCTATTATTAATTATCTCGAAGCCGTATGCAGATTTTCTTATTTGGTCATTAAATTCTATCGCCTGCATCCTAAGAATATCATGGTGCATAGGCATTAATAAGAAATTAACTCCGGGGCTAAAATTACCGAATCCAAATTGGTCAAGTAAGTTTTGACTACCTAATCCTGTTCCTACAAAGGGGTCAAAGTATTTTACAATAGCCGGTGGTGCATTGTGAAACATTTTTCTTATTACGAACTTGTCTGTAGCGGGATTACCGGATTCTAAGGAAACTCTAGTGGGGTCTAGTAAGCTATATACTTGTTTCCCCTCTTTTACCAATATAGAGCCAGTATAATAGGTAGTTCTGCCTCCTACTCCAATCTCTGTACCGTATTCCGCGGATATTTCTAAGACACCTGCTATTGAATTGGTAACTAATTCCTTTTCTAATCTAAGGGAACCTGTATTGAATCCCATTAATCCTAGAATATTGTCTTTGGCAGAATGGGCATTAACTTGGTTGCTATACTCGGAGATAGACTCTTCAAAAGCGGTATAGAAGTTTATATCTTGTAATTCCACGTCGCTAAGAGGATAACCTAATCTTCTAGCGCACCATACGGCTACTTTAGGGGCATCCTTTTGGAAATTGGTATCCTTATCAAATATTCCGAAAGGCGTAGATCCAGATACTGCGCTACCACTTCCAGGCCAAATAGGTATGTGAACTGCCATCTGCTGTTTACAATAAATAGTATTAAAAAAGTCTTTTATTCCACTTTTTAATATACTTGTCTTATAAAGGATACGAGAACATATCTAACTCCGGAAGTTACAGGTCTTGCACCATGCCTATGTGTTATCTGTCCCGGATGTATTGTTAATTCGCCTACTTCTCCTTTAACTAATTTCTTTTGTTTTGAAAACCATGTACCTCCTCCCTCGTATTCATCATTCAAAGTAAGTACAGTAGAGAATGCAGAATCATCATGGTGTAGGGATAAGTGCCCTTGATTTTCCGGTGTGTATTTTATAATAAAGTTTTCAGAGCTAAATTTCTTCCATTTGTCTCCAGTAAGTACAAAATTAGATTTTACGAGGGGATATATGTAAGTATTTAAAAACATGTCATAAGCATCATGTAATTGAAATTCATTGATAAGCATGTCATGAGTTGGATAATAATAATGTCTATCTTTTGTCCATTTTCCACATTCTTCTGCTAATCTTATAACTTCATTGCAAAATTCTTTTTTGAAGGCATGTAAATGTAAGACATCAGGTATAGGTTCATCTACAATTAAATCATATTCTTTATTCTTTAATGCAGGATTGATATACATGGATGACCATTTATCTACATCTTTTGTTAGATAGATGTTAGATGCAAATGAGTTATTAGATGTTTTACTTGTTTTTGAATTACTTGTTTGACTTACTATAGATTCTTTTAAACTATATGCATTCATGTCTTTCCATATAAATGCTAAATCTAATCTTTCATTGTTGTTTGAATATGTTGATGCTATGAAGTCATCTACTGGTAAGATGTATTTTTCAAAGTTCTGTTCTATTATTCTTTGTATTCCTACTTTTGATAACATGTAGGCATGAGATAACCATGAGTATCCTGGATGTATATATAATTCATTTTGTATGTCTATGTCCCCGCCGATTTTTTGTCTTCCTAAATATAATAGTCCCCAATCGTATAATGCTATTTCTTTCGCGGGGAACTCTCCATTTACTTTAAAATCATCCTCTAAAATTAAAATAGAATCATAATTTTTCTTTTTAGCATCTTTCCATACAGATAAATGAGATAAAGCACATCCAATTTCTCCAGGCAATATATCTCGGTTATAATATGAATTACTATGATTATCTATTTTCCAACTATTGTATAAAGACCATTCAAAATCTACTTTAACATTTCTACCATCTATAGCTTTAAATAAATGAAACTCACCCGGTATAATACCTAGTTTATTAAATTCGGCGGTGTATCTATTAATAGCTTCATCAGATACATCAAAAGTAATTACATAGACAGCATCTATCTTTAATCTATTTTCCATGACATTAATATTTATAAATTCTTTAGCAATCATTTTAGGATTAAAAGCATCATATACATTTAAATTTGATGTAGATGAATTAGTAAGCATTTTAAAATTATCATTAGACAATACACATGATAACCATGAATCAAAATCAATATAATTAAATATAGTTTCTTTTAATCCTGCTCTTAATCTTGTTATAGGAATCAATCCTAACATTTGCATTTCTACAGCAGATACACAAAATGTCTCATCATAATTTGAAGGATATAACCAATACTTTTTATTACTCGCAAAAGTTATTAAAGCATCTTTACTCATAGATCCATGGTAGTACACATTTTTATACGTGCTTTTAACATAAGAAAAATGCTTCTCATAGAATTTTTCTCCGTATTTTGGCGTTACTATGTATAAAGATGATTGAGGTCGATGATATAAAATCTGTCTCCAATGTATCAATATCTCTCTTAATCCTCTTTCCGCATGAGATATATAAATGTAAGAATCCTCAATTTTTAATTTATCTGACTTTTCTATATGTTTTACTGCATTGTATAGCATGATAGAAGGAACATTCGGAAAATGTTTATCAAATTCTCCCTTATGATACTTAGATACGCAAATAACACTTTCAAACTTAGGGTGATTAAATACTTTGTCTTGTAAATTATCAACATCCTCTCCCTTATAGAAATTGTAGAAGAAAGGGTCTGTGTTATGTATCCAAAAATAAGATTTATCGTAACTATCCTCTGATATTAAATCTATGTAGTGAGTGTAATTTAGAGCAATTAGAATATCGGATTCTACATTATAATCCTTCGAGTAAATAACGCCATTTAAAGCGTTCTCCTGCACTATGTCTCCCGTTATATATACTTCGTGACCTAATGATGCAAAAGCCTCTGCAAGATGACGTAAGGCCCATTCAGTGCCAGCGAAGTTATCTCCGCTGGCATGAAATTGAGAGTAGTATCCAACATAAAACTTAATTATCATAAATTACAGTGAGTTAGGATATAAATACTTAAATATATCATCTAATGCTTCGTGTCTGTGATTAGTGGAAAGCCTTACGCAATTAACATATTTGCTCTGATCAACTATAGGTACTAGCTTAATTGCAGATTGTTCTTTATGTTTTAAATCTATCTGATTTTCGTCTCCTGTAAATATCATGATTGTGTTTTTACCTAATCGGCTTATGCACATGGAGAGCTGCTCTTTTGTCAAGTTCTGAAATTCATCTATAATACAAATAGCGTCGTCAAAAGTTCTACCTCTAAAGTGAGCTAAAGAAACGAGTTCAACGGATTTGTCACTATATAATCTTTCTACCGCTGATTGCTTCGCGTATGCTTTAGATATGTTGTCTTTTATAGGAACTATCCACGGCTCTAATTTTTCTTCAAATGTTCCGGGTAAAAATCCCATTTCTTCGGTAGCAACCATAGGTCTAGTAATGACTATCTTATTTATTTCTCTCCTAAAAAACTTATCAAGAGCTATCTGAGTTGCAAGTAGTGTTTTGCCACTCCCGGGTTTACCTAAGACAAAATTAACAGGGTGCATTAATATTTTGTCTTTAGCTTCTTTTTGGTCGTTTGATAATTGGATATCAAATTTTACCGGATTCTTCGGCAACCTCTTTTCTGTGTTTTCCGCCATGTAGTTTTTATAATAAATACGTTTTACAATTTAGTATTTGCTAATATAGTTGCCATCTTTTTTTACAGCAGGAGATCTTTTTAATTTAATATAAGGATTGTCAATGGTTTTATGAATGTACAGGTAATTAATATTAGATAAAAATTTTTCAATCAATGTTTTTTCATTTGATAATGCATTTAATTTTTGATTTATATAAGCTTCTTTATCCGGATTTTCTAGTAATGCTTTTCCTAAATCATTAATTTTCTCATCAATCTTTTTTAAATCTTTAATTTTTCTGTTTACGTTTGTCATGATTTTTATTTTTTAAAACAAAGTAGATATAGATTAAGTTCAGTCTAAATAAAAAAGGCGGGGCTTTTTAGAAGCCCCGCCTGTATATCAATAAATTATGAACACTTTAATATTATAGAGAATCTAATCCGTGAACATAAATCTTTCCGTAGTACTCAGGACGAACCATTTTCTTAGCATATCTCGTCATGATACCTTTTCTTGGAGTGAAGTTTTCCGGATCGTATACTAGAGGAGTCATAATTAACGGAATGTATGGTGCGTAAACAGCTCCTGTTTCTAGGAATT